ACCCCTTCTTCCTTCTCGCACCAGGCTATGGCGACATCGGTAATCTTCCCGGCCTTGGCGGCTTCGAGGATTTTTTCGATGCCCGCTATCATTTCTTCGTCAGCGTTCGGATCAAACTTAAGGACTTCGACCGACATTCAGTGTGCTCCTATGACCGCCCCGCCAATCGTGAGACTGACGGGGTTTATCGAGTTTACTGCGGTTTATCTCCGCCGGTATCTTGTGATGCCCCAGAGGCAGGCCCGCGACGGGATTCGAACCCGTAGCAATCGCTGGTTTCGGCGCTTTCGCGCCTACCGCCGGCGGCGTATACCGTTTCCGCCACGCGGGCCTGTTGTTCCTCTGAGACTCTATGCCAGCCTTATGCTGGCTTGTGGGTATCGGCGGAGCGAAAGCCTGTTCTAGTCGCTTGTGGTCGTCAGGTCGTCTCTTTGCCTTGGGCAGAGGACGATTATCTGCTCGCCGCCGATCTCGTCTCCCCACCGCGCAAGCGCTCGTGAGGGAATTAGTTCAGTCGCGATAGTTCTTCGCCACGCGCTTCGCGGGTAGCGACATGCTGAAGCGCGTCGAGTTCGCGCTGAAGGTCGTGGACCTGATGCCTGAGTTCGTCGTTTTTGTCTCGCTTCTGCTGCCACAGCGAGCGATACCACATCGGCTTTTGAACCGCTAAGGTCAGTTGACAGCGGAAAAGCTGCAAACCAGCGTTCCAGCCGCAGTTGTGCGCGTAGCGATAAGCGCCAAACATGCGCCCCTCATCCGACTTCGGCCACGAAAACGACAGCGACCAGCGCCAGGTCAGGCTGTGCGGCGAATGCCAAGATGCCAGATTGATGATGTTGGTCGCGCTCGTGCGGCGAAATAGCGAAAGTCCGCGCATATCAGATCAACCAAGCCCCCAAGAGGAATCCGACGACAAGCGCTAAAGCGAACCCTCCGATGATTGCATAGTCTTCCGTCAACATCGCGCGCTCCAATTCAGTCTGCGCCTGACTGCGCAAGCGCTCGTGAGAAAAATGGCGGATGGCGAGGGATTTGAACCCCCGAGGCCCGTTAGAGCCCTCCAGTTTTCAAGACTGGCGCAATCATCCACTCTGCCAGCCATCCAATTCAGTCAGCGCCTAAGCGCTATGGGTATCGAACGGGCCGGTATTCCGACATGAAACGCAGACAGACATCTAACAGAGGGTTCTCAAAGTACCTTGCTGCCCCGCGAACTCCGGTGTGACTTCCGCCAGTTGACCGCACTTCCACTTCAGTGCCGCCGTTCGATTTCAGCCTTTCGGCTTTAGGTATTGGGCCGTCCGGGTGATAAGGCCAGACTGACCTCCTGGTTATGGGCCAGGCGAGCTACCGGACTGCTCCACTCCGACATAGATTGTAGCCAGGGTCGAGGGAGGCGGCGCGCTCATGCGTTGGGGATTGCCCCACCTCACCTCGCCATTGGCTACTTCATGGTTGCCTCCCGTTCCGCAACTCCACGGATCAATAGACGGGCCGCACCTTAGTGACAAAGCGATACGATGTAAAGAGGGTCACAGCACCATGAACCCGCCGCCGGCGGCGTCCTCGTACTCGTCCTCGAGTTCCTGCATCCACTTCGGCTTCTCGTCCGGCTCGGGCTCCGGCGCCCGGACCATCATCTCGGGATCGAGGATGCGGGCCAGATCGTCGAGCATGTCGTCGTGGGCACAGACCGGGAAGGCGAGATATTCCTCCTGGACGAAGCTGCGGACCAGATCGACGGCGTGTCCCTCGTAATTGGTCCGGACGATGCCGCGTTCGGGCAGATAGAACTGGCCGGCCTCGAACTTCGGCACCAGGCGCTTGATGCGGTCGGCCTTGGCCAGCGCACCGCCAAGCTCGGTGATGGTGAAGCGGTAGTTTTCCTTTTCCATCACGGTCTGGATATGCTCGATGTCGGCCTGCATGCCGTACTGCTCGTACCCGACGCCGATCGGGCGCCATTTCCGATGAAGCGCAAACAGGTTCCTGGCGCGCTCGGTGAGGTTGAGCCGGTCCCGCACCATGTCGACGAGGTAGTAGTTTTCGGCGCCGTCGATGCCGATCACCGACATGACGGTGTAGTCGTTGGTCTTGCGTTTCTTCGAGCCGCCCGGGTCGACGATCAGGTAGAGGTTCATTCCGGTCGTGTGGGCCGCGGGCCAGTACCTCAGCCATTCCTCGCGGAAACCCTGGGCCTTGTCGGCGACGGGATTGAGGAGCATCTGGCAAGCAAAGGTGTAAAGGCCCTGCTTCTTGCGCTTTTCCGTGAGATATTCGACGGACTTCAAGACAGCTTTCGAGAAATCTTCACTGCCGTCCGAAGTGCACGGATATTTCCTTGCCGGGATCCCGCGCTCCATCATGGCGGCGTAGGTATCGAACAGATGATAGCGCGTCCCGATGTAGCGGGCCCATCCGCCTTCGGTGCCGAGGCTTTCCGAAAGCTCCCAGGCCGTGGTCGTCTTCGGGATCATCTGCTCGGTCACAGAGGATTCCGTTACCACATCATCGTAAACGCGGATGAAGAAATGCTTGCCGGTCGGCATACCGTCGACCAGGCCCCAGGCTTCGACCGTTGCCTCTTTCGGGTTGGTCTTGCGTCGGAACACGATGCCGTCGTCTTCGGACCATTTCGGCGACTGGCTCGGCGTTTCCCAGAGGATATCGGGATAGAGCGCCTTCAGGTCGTCGTTGGTTTCGCACTCGAACTTGATCTGGCGCAGGAACGATTTTGCCTGCGGCCTCGAAAATGAGAAGATGCCGATCGTGACCTCGCGGCCGCCGTAGCGCTCCTCGGGATCGTCGCCGTGGCTGGCGATAACATCTTGTAAAGACAAGCCAAATGTAATCGCGGTACTCTTGTAGTGATCACGCGACCATAGGTCGAGATACCCGTTCGGGTTGTGCTCCACCTCGCGGCAGCGGGCAAAAAGCCAGTCGTGGTTCAGATCCTTGCGATGGCAGATGACCGTCAGCAGGAAAAACAGATCGTTGCGGCCCAGCCAGCGCTTGGCCTGGCGCAGATGTTCGGCGCTGCGCTCCGCGGCCCGGACGAGGAACTTGCGATAGAACGCGATCGCCTCAGTTCGGCTTTGTGGCAGCCTGTTCCGATCCATCCGCTATCTCGCCGAAGATGTCGCCAAGCTCGGACTGGACCTGCTCGACGACAACTTTGCCCTCGTGTTTGTGGACGACTTCGCCCTCGGCCCGGACCACTTTGGTTTCGGTGTAGTCCTCGCGGAAGCGAGCCTTCATGATGGTGTCGTAGGTCTTAGCCTGAAACGTCTTGGAAATGGTGCCCTTGAGCCCGAGCGCTTCAAGAAAAGCCTGCGATTTTTGTTTCGCGCGATTGAGAGCTTCGGAAAATTCCGGATGTTTTGCAGCCCAATCGTCCATCGTGCAACGGTGAACGTCACAGGCTTCGGCCATCTCGGACAGCCATCCGCCGCGCTCGCCGATTGAGATCACCACTTCGCAGAAACGCGGATCGTATTTGGGAGGGCGCCCGGGTCCGGTGCGTTGAGTGACGACCGGCAGATTGTCAGTCACCCATGCCCTCCTTTGCGTCTTCGGCCTTGCTGTCGGTCTCGGGTTTGGTGCCGAAGGCCTTGGCGATGACGGAAGTGAGCTCGTCCATGTCTTTGGCGACCAGCGTCTTGGAGCTGCCGACCTTCCAGTCGTAGGATTCGGTCGTGACGACGAAGCCTCCATTGTCGGCCTGACGTACATTGACCGAGACGGTCGCCTTGCGGCGCATCGGTGCTTGATTGGTTCTGGCCATGGCGCTCGAGTCCATTTTTCTCAGCGGAAAGGGAGAGGGGGGATGGTGCGTTGCGAACGCACGGCGGGTTGGAGCCAGGAATATCCTGTTTGGATCGCCGTCAGCCCTTGGGCAACGCGGAGGAAAGGCCGGGCGATCGGACAAATGAGGACGAAGCAGCCCTCGCAACGCACCATCCTGATGAAAACTGGTACAGTTTTGCATTGAGCACTGTCAAGCGCACTGATTGGTGCTGGTGAAAAAGCCGCGCTTCATTTTTTTCTTTCGACGCCTGAGTGGAACCGGAGTTCCTGTCACGAAAAAGAACAACGGCCCATACTGATAGGGTAGAGTACTACACCGCGCGTGGGCGCGCATGCACGTGCGAGGCCGGGGTGCGACGATTTAATTTCGTGGGATCTTTTCGGGGGCCGGATCGGCGTTGACGGGGGCGTGACGTTTTGATACGCTTGCTGCAGTGCAACCGAACTGGGAGATGACAAGGTGGCAATTCCTGTGTCTCAGAGCGTGATGGAGATCCTTGACCAGGCGACCATCACTGGAAACAAGCTGAAACTCGGCGTTTATATCGATCGCAAGCTTTACCTCGAAGCCGCGAAGGTGATCGAGGCGGCCGGCGGAAAATGGAACCGCAAAGCCAAGGCGCACATATTCGACGGCGATGCGGCAGAGGCTATCGAGCCGATTATCCTGACTGGCGAGTACTCGCGCAAAAAGCAGGACTTTGGTCAGTTCGACAGCCCCGAATCTGTCGTGCGGCGCGTAATCGAATTGGCTGACTTCAAGCCGGGCTGCAGCGTTTTGGAGCCAAGCGCCGGTATCGGAAATCTGGCATGCGCCGCGGAACAGGCAGGCGGAATAGTCACGGCGCTCGAAGTCGATTCCGCTCGCGCAGCGATCGCCAATACACGTCTGGCTAACGGGTGCAGGACATGCGACTTCCTGACGGAAGGTGGCATCGAGAGGAAATACGACAGGGTGGTGATGAACCCGCCATTTTCCGATCAGGAAGACATTCGTCACGTTCGTCACGCGCTGGGATCCATACGTGAAGACGGCCTGCTGGTTTCGGTCATGTCGGCTGGAGCTCTTTTTCGCACGAACTCGCGAACCAGGATGTTCCGGGAAATGGTCCGGGAAATGGACGGCCGTTTCGAACCCCTGCCTCTGAACTCCTTCAAGGACAGCGGGACGGCGGTCAATGCCTGTATCGTCGTGATCCCGGGCCTCATGTACAATTTTTATCAGGATTGAGCTTGATCAGTGTGAGGCGCCCCTCGCGGGCGCTTCGGACGGACCAAGACAGGAGAATATCATGGACCTGAAGGAACTGGCTTCGAAGATCAACGTTGCGATCACCATTGGCCAAATGGCGGCCGAGGCGCAGCCCAACGACGGCGGCAGCGCCAATCTCGATCACGTTGTCGTCTACGGACTGAAGGGCGTGCGGGAATCGGCCATGGAGAAGGCTGGCATCAATTGCCACAAAGGGCGCTATGCCGGAGAGTTTCATCTCACGGCACCATTCTCCGGACAAGGAAACCGCCGCTACGCCGGCGTCCAGGCCATGTGCAAATCCCTCAAGGATGCCGGGGTCGATTGCTACGTCTACTACATGATGGACTGAGCGCTTGATCGATGTCGCCGAGCCTTCGCGGCCCGGCGTGATGGATCAAGAGCGGGCAATGACGCCCAAAGGAGAAACTGATGAAACTTGACGATTTGACCATTGGCGAAGCACGCGAGATCGCGGCCATGTTTGGCCCATACAGAGCGGAAAACAGCGCGTGGGAAATTGGGGCGCCCTATCTCATTCGCACCGTCACCATGATCGACACCGGCATTCTCGTTGCTGTCACCGAGCACGAACTTGTGCTCGAAGAAGCCGCTTGGATCGCTGACACCGGCCGATTTGCCGATGCGGTCGAAAAGGCCGAGTTTGGTGAGGTCGAGCCCTTTCCAAAGGGACAGATCATCGTTGGGCGCGGCGCCATCATCGACGCCGTGAAGATCAAGGCCGTTCCGAGGTCGCAGAAATGAACGCAGCAACACTGAGAACAGGTCTTGACTCGTCGCGGTCGGGGTCGGGGTCGGGGTCGCGGTCGGGGTCGTGGTCGTGGTCGCGGTCGGGGTCGCGGTCGGGGTCGTGGTCGTGGTCGCGGTCGGGGTCGCGGTCGGGGTCGTGGTCGCGGTCGGGGTCGTGGTCGCGGTCGGGGATGATCTGACGTTCAATCCGGGCGCCGCTTCGGTGGCGCCATGGTGGAACATCGGAGGCAGGTGCCATGCCTGAAACGACAATCGAACTGAAATGGGTGATAATCGCTGACGAGTGGGTCCAGTTGCCTTACGTGCGTGCACGCGAGGGTGGGGACATGCCGTTCAGTCTGGCCGCGCTGGAAAAGCACCCCGACCTGAAGGACGCGGCCGAGCGGTACCTCGATCAGCTCGAGGCAGGAATCGAGGCAGCGTCATGAGATTGACCCAGCTTTACGACGAATTCGACTTTCCCCTTTCCCCGCTGGAGTCCCTTGCGGCGCTGAACCGCAGGCCGAAGCCTCGGCTGCGGCCGCCAGAAGCCGAGGAAGAAGAGCCCCTCGACGTCACAGGTGTTAGGCCGAAGGTTGACAGGGAAGGAACGGGATCATGAGCGTCAGACATATCCCAGAGTCGTTTGAGCACACATGCGATGGGTGCGGATGGTCCGAAGTCACTAGGAATGAAAGCAGGCCGAAATACTGGACAACCCTGATTATCCAGCGGGAAGCTTACGACTATCAGGGCAACGCCGTAGCTGATGGAACCATCAGGCGAACCCTTTGCAAGGAATGCTCCTCTGTAGTCTCGGAAGCAATAAACGCCTCCATCCGAACTCAGACAGAAAAAGCCAAGAGCGCCGATAGCGCCATGCTTGCCGAGCGCGCCAAGGAAGGGGAGGCGAAATGAGCAAGCACCACCACACAGCGACCGAGACAGCGGTAATGGCTGAGGAAAGACGCCTCGCCATTGCCGCGCCAATGAACAGGCTGCTGCGCAAATTGAGGGATTTTGTGCGCGCATACCCGTTAAAGGCGGATGATGCGATGCCTGATCATACCCTCGAATGGGTTGGCGATATTCGCGGTGACGGCCCAGAAAAGACAGTCTTCGAGGCCATCAAGTGCAATCCTGATCTGTGGCTCCATGCGCTTCCGGATGATGTCTGCATTGTTCCAAAGAATTCCCTTGATCTACTCGGGTTTTCGAAAGGCCTGATCGTGGCTCTGGAATATCAGGGGGATTGGGCAGTCCGAGCGCTCGCCGCGCAGCGCGCGTACGATGCCGAGACAGTGAACAGGGATCGAGGGACACCATGAGCAAGCGCCAGTATCCCGAGATCCGGGACACCATCCGTACAAAACCACCTGCGGATTGCGAGTGCAGTGCCTGCGACCAGCCGGCCGTCGGCTATGTTCGCATAGCCTGGGACTACATGCGCGGCAACGACGACACCGAGCCGGTATGCCAGCGGCACATGGATATGGCGCAGAACAACCTGAACCGGTTCTTTGCCCATTGTCGGACCAAGAAGAGCTTTTTGGCGAAGAAGGTGCAATCATGACGGCCCCGCTCTATCGCGTCACGCTCTGCCTCTGGTTCATCAATCGCGACTGCGACTGGGACAGCTATCTCAAGACCGAAGTGCTGACCGGCGCCGAACTCGAGCGCCAGCGCCACGTCATTGCCAAGGACCGGTGGAAGCGCACCACGATTTACGAGGTCCAGGAGATCGAACAGGAAAGGGTTGGGGTATGAGAAACCTCAGATTG